TATCGATATTTACAGTCAAGCCAAACCCTTATCAACTGTCGGGGAGCGTGGAACCACGACAATGGCTTTGGCGTTATCCTGGGGGGCTCCTAAAACGATACACACGATTTATGCCGATAGTAATCTCTTTGATATGCTAGGGTATGACATCACGGCCCCGCAGCTATTGTTAGTCCGCGAGGCTCTAAAACGGGTTAAGACTCTATTGCTGTATCGGTTGAATGCGGGCACCAAAGCAACTGCGATTCTCGGATCTCTGACGGCTACAGCGAAGTATGGCGGCCTAAGAGGAAATGACATTAAAGTTATTGTCCAGGCGAACTTGGATGATAACACGAAATTTGATGTCAATACCACAGTCAGTAATGAGGAAGTAGATTCACAAACTGTTGCCGATATCGCAGGGCTAGTACCTAACATCTGGGTAGATTTCTCGGGTGTCGGATCCCTTGCTGCTAACGGTGGTGCCGATGGTAGTGGCACTAATCAAGATCATACAGATTACTTGGCCGTAGCTGAGTTGTATGATTTTAACACTATGGCCTTAGTATCAGCCGATGCTACTTTAAAATCCGTTTATGTATCATTCGCTAAGCGCTTGCGAGACGGCGAAGGACGGAAGATCCAACTGGTCGTAGAAAATTACCCAACGGCAGACTTCGAGGGCGTGATCAGCGTAAAGAACGGAGTAGCGCTAACAGATGGAACGACTCTTACGGCAGAACAAGCTACCGCATGGGTGGCGGCTGCTACTGCAGGAGCCGAGGCTAACCAGTCGCTAACCTACCAGGCTTATGATGATGCACTGGATGCCGTTCCACGTCATAGCGGTCCACAGATCATAGCAGCCCTTTTAAACGGTGAGTTCGTATTTGTCCACAATGGCGGAAAAGCTATTGTAGAGCAGGACATCAATACCTTCACGAGTTTCACCCCAACAAAAGGTAAGCAGTTTTCTAAGAACCGGCCAATTCGCGTTATGGATGGGCTTGCTAATGACTGGAAAGCAGTCTATGAGACGTATTATATTGGCAAGGTCGACAATGACGATGATGGTCGCAATTTATTCCGGAAAGATTGCATCAAGTTAGCCGAGAACTACCAAGGGATGGGAGCCATCCAGAACTTCGATGCTCAAACGGATATCGTGGTATCCCAGGGAGAGGATTCAGACGCCGTATACGTTGGGGCCTATATCCAGACTGTTGACTCGATCGAAAAAGTATACATGAAAGTGCAGGTGAGGTAGAATGTCCTTCTTAAAGGCCAGTGATACAATCTCCGGGCAGGAGGGCCGAGCCTACAGTACAATTAATGGCCAAGTCGAAGAGATGTTTTATGTCAAAAAACTCGAGGCGACGGTCGAAAAAAGCAAAGCTGAAAAAAAGACGCTCGGTAAACGAGGAACTCAGCGTAAGGCTACTGGGTGGAGTGGTAAGGGATCCATGACTATTTACTACACCACTACTTTGTTTAGGCAAATGATGCTTAAATACATTAAAAATGGCGTGGATACTTACTTTGATGTTCAGGTTGTTAATGAGGACCCAGGATCTACAATCGGCAGGCAGACTGTCGTACTCAAGGGAGTTAATCTTGACAAGGTGATCATGGCTACGCTAGACACTGAGTCTGATTCTTTGGAAGAAGATATTGACTTCACTTTTGAAGACGTGGATATCCTGGATAGCTTTAAAAAGCCGGTATTAGGATAAACGAAAGGAGCAAATAAGGTCGTGAGTGATTTACAAGCATTTTTTTCTCAGAATGTCGAAGCCAGTATTACCGAGGACTTTACTGTCAGTGAACGATTTAAGGACGCTGAGGGGAAAGCTATCCCCTGGAAACTGCGTACCGTAACCGAAGCTGAAAATGAAGAGATCCGTAAGTCTGCAACGAAAACAGTCAAGGGCAAAAATGGAATGAAGGTCCCAGAGACAAACGCTGCAGAGTATGTAGGGAAACTTGCCACATCTAGTGTGATCTTTCCGAATCTAAAAGATGCAGAGCTGCAAAAATCTTATAATGTTCTTGGGGCTGAAGCTCTTCTCAAAAAGATGCTCCTCTCAGGTGAGTATGCGGCATTGGTTCAGAAGGTAGAGGAACTGAACGGCTATGACCGTGATATCAATGAGGTCGTAGAAGAAATAAAAAACTAGTCAAGGAGGGTGATAGTGAGTGGAATTATGCTTACTATGCCCTCCATGAGCTTTACATTAAGCCTTGGGAATACGCTGATTACAATAGGGAACAAAAGGCGGCAATCGTAGCTTTAATTGATATTCGGGTTGAAGCTGAGAAAAAACAAAACGCAAAATTAATGAAAAAGTGATAAGTTTCCGTTTACACACGTATAATTTTCTTATATTATTCAGACAAAGATGTGTAAACGGAGGAGATGGAAACGGTATGAAGAAATCTTTATACAAACGATGGTGGTTTTGGGCCTTAGTTGCATGGTTTGTTTGGGGGAGCGTTGTAAGTAGAACTATGAATGGGCCCACAATAACCGAAAATAAGATGGCGCAAATGATGGGCAGTGTTGTTTTTCTTTTGATTATCGTAACTGCAATTTATGTATTATTTAATCCGCGTAAGAAGAAGGAAAACAAAAAAGAATTACGGGAAACGGGACCTGATATTTTAGCGAGGATTTCCGCACATCATGTAGAAGGGCTTCCTTTATCAGAAAAAACGTTTTGTGAATTAGTGATGACCCCAGATAAGTTAAGCATTACTGGAGGTGGAACCGCTTTCAGTATAATGATTCCGCAATTAAGAGCAGCAGAAATAAAAACTGATACTGAGGTTGCGAATATCGTTAATAGTAGTGCAGCGAAGGGTATTGCTGGTGGATTGCTCTTTGGACCAATCGGATTAGTTGTTGGGTCAAGAGCGATGAGTAAGGAGAAAAGGTCGTATACACATTATCTGATTTTAAACTATGTCAATTCTACTGGTGAGATTGCAGCGGTAATGTTTGAAGTGGATGACTCTGATGAATATCGTGCACAAGAGGTTGTAGACACGATGAAATCTTTAATTACAAAAAATCCAGTGGTAACAGTTCAATTATAGCAAATCGCTATTTAAGGCACTCTCGCATGGGTGCTTTTTATTATGCCCGAAAGTGGGTGTACTTGTATGTCAACTGTCAGCTCAACGTTAAGGCTATTTGATTCCATGACTAGCCCCCTGAGAAATATCACTCAGTCTATGAATCTTATGATTTCAGCAATGGACAGAATGCAGAGTTCAGCAAATCAAAACGTAAATATTGACCGAACTTTAGTCGCTGCAAGGCGTCAGTTAGCTTTGGCCGAGACAGAAATTACACAAGCCATTAATCAGTCCAATTCGGCTCAAGAACGATTCAACCGGACAAGCCAAAATGGAACCAGTAATCTAATTAGTCAGCTTAAGGGCTTAGGAGCGGCATATCTTTCTATTCAAGCAATTCAAAGGGGCATGGCAATCTCCGATGAGTATATATCTGCTCAAGCTAGACTAGGGTTGATCAATGACGGGAGACAGACCACGCCAGAACTTCAAAATAAGGTCTTTGATGCTGCATATAACTCTCGAGGCGATTATGGAACGATGGCCGCTAGTGTTGGAAAATTGGGTCTCCTAGCGGGTGATGCTTTCTCGAGTAACGATGAAACGATTAAGTTCACAGAGCTAATGCAGAAAGCGTTTAAAGTAAGCGGATCCTCTACCATGGAGCAGCAGGCTGGTATGTATCAGTTAACTCAGGCCATGGCTGCTGGGAAACTGCAGGGTGATGAGTTTAGGTCTATCATGGAAAATGCCCCAATGCTGGCAAGCGCTATCGCTGATTTCGCAGGTAAAACCAAAGGGGAATTAAAGAAGATGTCTGCGGATGGAACGATCACTGCAGACATCATTAAAGGTGCGTTGTTCAAAGCAGCCGATGATATTAATGAGAAGTTTAAGACTATGCCTATTACTTTCTCAGATGTCACAACGAGGTTGAAAAACGAAGCCATTCAAGCCTTTGCCCCGGTGATTGAAAATATAAATAAACTGCTCAATTCACCAGGGGGGACGGAATTTATCTCAAATCTGGTAACTGTAATCAATGGGGCTGCAATGGCTACAAATCAACTAATATCAGGCCTGATATGGATTGGAGATGCTGTCCAAAACAGCTGGGGAACTATCGGTCCCATCCTTTATATGATAACTGCAGCTTTAGCCTTATGGTCTATTAGTATGATACCTAAGTTATATACTCAGTTAAGCTTATTAGTTTATCCTATCTTAGCACAGGCTGCAGCGTGGGCCGTGGCTTATTGGCCCATTCTCCTAATCGGTGCTGCAATTGGATTTCTGATCTATGCGATGCTGAATTGGGGAAATACAACGGTCCAGGTGATAGGTTTTGTCGGAGGGATATTCGGTACCTTTTTTGCGTTTTTGTTTAATACCTTCGGCCTCTTTTGGAATATGCTCGCATCTGTTGCGGAGTTCCTTGTCAACGTATTTATTGATCCAGTTTACGCTGTTAAGAAACTTTTCTATGATATGTCCATAACTGTTCTCTCTTACCTAACCAACATAGCAAAAGGTATCGAGAATATTTTAAACAGCATTCCAGGGGTACATGTTAGCATTACCTCAGGAATGGAAAATATGCTTGGCGGTCTGGAGACGGCAAGGGCTAACCTTAAAAGTGATCAGGATGTTATCAGTATCCCCCGACTGGATCAGGTTGATTATAGTAATGCTTTCGATTTTGGGAGTAGAATTGGGAAAGCAGCCGGGAGCTGGGCAGTAGATAAAATGCAGGGCGCAGCCGGTTCACTTGGTAATATGTTTAATTCACTCAAACCTAACTTACCTGGGACGGGAATGGCGGATATACCTAATATCGGCAAAGTGGGCGAAGTCGGTAAGATCAAGGATACGGTAGATATCTCGAGTGAGGATCTAAAGGTGATGCGAGAATTGGCGGAAATAAAAAGCATCCAGAACTTTGTAACGTTGACACCGACAGTGAGCGTTGTTCATACGGGTGACATCAACAATGGGAATGATGTAGATACGGTCGTGGAACGAATAAAGACGATGCTCGAAGGGGAGATCGTATCTTCCGCTGAAGGAGTGTATGCCTGATGGGTTATGGAATATACCTGAGTTTCAATAACGAAACAGAAGTCATGCA